GTGGTCCAGTCGCCCTTTTTGCTTTCACCGATCAGCTCGGCGGCGGCCATGGGGGCGACCGTGACTTCGATCACCTTGGGGTCGACGTAGGTGGTCAGGTAGTTCGGGATGCCAGCGTTCGGCACACCGGCCAGCGTCGGGACGAGGCTCGCCGCATCCATTGCGTACTGGTCAACGGGCGAAGAGACGTTCGTGACGGTAGACGGCAGTACGAGGCCGGCGCGCGCCAACTGTGCAATCAGCTGCTTGTCGTGCATGGTTGTAGCTCCAAAAGTGAGACGTTGCCGGCCTCGGCCAGAATGGTCAGGTTGAACGCGCGGGTTATGCCTGGTCAGAGATGATCACGGTCGCGCCAACAGTGGCCGCGTCCGAGACAAGGAAAAACTTGGTGGCCACCGTGGTAGCAGGCGGGGCGCCCGGCGCACCGATGATGGTGTTACCGGTGACGGTGTCCCAATATACGGCGGCGCCGTTGACCGGAGTGCCAGTGATCACGTCGGCATTGACGAAGAAATCGCCTGTGCGAAACGCGGACACGGGGTTGCCCGGCTGGATGACGTTGCTGGCCTCGGCCAGGTAGGTCACGATCCCGGCATTGTCTTCACGGTGCACGAAGACGATCAGTTCGGGGTTGACGGCAGCAGCCGGTAGGCTGGTAACGGTGCCGGTGGTCGTGGTGCCGTTGTTGACGACCGCGAAATGACCGACGGTGACGCCCGCGGCGTCCGCAACGAGACGGCCCGAGCTGGACACCTTGAAATCCATCGGGTTACTCGATGCGAAGTCGCCCGGCAACGCGGCGGCGGGGTTGATCCAAACCTGATTCTGAAACATGAGCTATCTCCGTAAGGGGTAAAGCGTGAAGGTGTACCGTTAGAGCGAGCGAGGCCGGTAGGCGTTGCTTAGCCCTTGACGGAGATGCGATTGAGCAACGAGGTGATGTTCGTCTGGTTGCCGGTCTTTTCGGTGTTCGCCGCGGCCGAGTCCAGCGCATAGCCGGACGGTCGTGCCGCCTTGGCGGTTGCGGCCTTATACGCGGTAAAGGCGACCTTTTCGGAGCCGGCCGGGATGTCCGCCAGGTCGACGCCAGCCTGTTCCAGCGCAGCGCGATAGATGGCGTCGGCCGAGTCCATACCGTAGACCTCGCCCAGCACATCACGCACGTCGCGGGTGGCGGTTTCGATCGCACTGGCGCGCTTGCGCTCGGCGGCCACGGCCGTAGTCACCGCCGCGTCGATCGCAGTGGCGACACTCTTGGCGTCCATCGCACCGTGTGGCGTTTTCTCGCCGCGGGCGCCATTGCCTTCCTGCGCATCCTTCTCCGGCAACGCGTTCTTGGCGTCCTCGGCTTCGTCCTTGTCGCGCTCGGCGTCATACGCTTCGCGGCGGGCGTCCTCGGCCTTGCGGTCTTCGCACTCTTTGTCAAAGGCGCCCTTGGCGTCCTCGGCTTCCTTCGCGTCGTCGGCCATCTCGTCGCGCGCCTTGTCGAAAGCACTGCGGCGCTTGTCTTCGCTATAGCGCTTGCGCAACTCGGCGTCGTGGGCGCGCTCGCGATCCTCGACGGTCTTTTTGTCGTTGGCCTTGCTCATGGTGTTGTCTCCGCCGGGGGGTTGTTGAATTGCTTCGATAAGGGTGGCGATGTGTTTGAGGGCTTCGCCCACCTTCGCCAGCTGTGCGTCGTTATCAGGTGCCGCAACCGCGGCCGGGGCGGCACTTGATGCGGCTGCGCCTGGTGCAGCAGCGCCGGGTGCAGCGGCTGCGGTTTTTGCTGCCGGTGCTGCGCCGGTGTTCAAGGCGGGGTTATCCTGCTGTTCTCTTTCCTGGACTTTCTTGGCCACAGCAGCATCCCCGGCAAGTAGTACGGTTTTGTGCGCAGCGTCCGCGACGTGCGCACCGGTGGCGCGGCCGTCGTCGACAAGCGCGACGTGGTTGCCTTGGATATTGTCCATCGTGCCATCGTAGGCTTTGCCGTCGGACGTCACGCCCAGCGTCATGTTCGGCTTGTAGCGGTAGCCGCCCGACAGATCGGACAGCTTTTCCGACTCGATCAGGTCAATCGCCTGGCCGTCGTCGACGAGCAGGTCACCGCGCAGATGCTTGCCGTCGAATTTGATCGAATGCACCGAACCGGCCTTGTGCTCTTTGGCCGGCGCATTCGCCGTGCTCGGGATATGCTTGAGCATGAGCGGGTTACCTTCCCACGTCGGCACGGACGCGGTGAGCGCCTCGGGCGTGCGATGCAGATGGTAGACCTTGTCGGGGTCGAGCCCCTTGGCTTCCCATCCGGGGATCTCGCGCCCGTTGTACGGGTTGACCTCGGCGGTTGACAGAATGCAGTTCTTGACGCGCATACGCCCATCGGCGTCGCGGCTGCGCGACGTCTGTTTGTCAAAAGCGAACTGCAGCGTGGTCATGGCGCGATACTAGAACGCACGTCATTGCCTTGTAAACAATAGATGAAAACTATGGTGCGAGTTAAGTTATACGTCAGCAGCCTATCGCGCGAACTTCACGCGTAACCGCGGCTAACCGTCGCTGGCGGCCGGTTCAAGCACACCCTTGAACTTGCCGAGGTCCATCAATTTGTAACTGGCATTGCCGCCGCGCTTAAGCGCCGGGATGTGACTTCGGGAACTGCATCGACAGTTTATTGCTTCCGAAGGTTTGACGAACCCGAACCCGTCGGCAAAGTCGATACCTACCTGCGTATCAAACTCCCACCCCTCACGCCCCGCGCGTACGTGTTCGTGCCGGGGTTCCTTGCCGGCACTGGAATGTATCCACGTCGCGCGTTTAATACCCAGCTCGTCCTGGCGCATGCTGTTGAGCTGCGCCGTGGCCTTGTTCGCCTGGTCGCGTGCGATCAGCGCCGCGCGGCGCGTAGTGACGCCGTGCGCCTTGGTCAGTGCGTTCGCCACAGTCGCCAGGTCACGACCGGACAGGAAGCCCCGCGCGACGACGCCCTCGATGCTCTTGTGGTATTGCTCCTGTATCGACCGGATCAGCGAGACGTTTTCCTTGATCTTCACCTGCAGAAAGGTGCGCTGCTTGGCCGTGGTCTGCAGCTTCACCGTGAAGCCCTTGCGCTTGAGCTTCATTTGCCACGCGTTCGTGTTCTCGCGGAGCCAATCCTGCGCCATGCGCGTGGCGGTCTTTTGTGCGAAGCGCTTCACGCGCACCGTCCAGTAATCGTCCAGCCGTTTCAGCTCGACAAACAGCGCGCGGGTCTGATCCTTGGGCGGTGACCGGGCATCGGCGGCCAGCAGCGGGTCGATGACCTTACCGGTGCGCTGCGCCCGCGCGAGCACGCGCCGGTACGCCCGCGCGACCCAATGCGCATAGCTGGCACCCATGGCATTCATCTCGCGCGTAATCAGCGTGCGATAGACGCGCTCGGTCGCGGCGTTCGGCAACGGGTTGGCGAGCAAGATGTCATGTTCGCCGGGCGCGCGGAGCTCCATCGGTGCGCGCCGTCAGTCCAGCAGGCTGCGCAAGGTGCGCGGCTCGAACCGGCGTCGCTCGACGGTGCGCGAGCGTGGTGTGGCGCGTACGTTCCACAACCGCTCGCCCTGCGCGGCCGTCTCACCCACCGGCCCATCGGCGCCGCACTGTGTGCAGCGGACCTTGCGCTGCTGGTGGACCAGCGTAGCGTCGTCGGCGTCGCAAAACGGGCAGGGTTCGAGTCGTCGTGTCATGGTCAGTTTCCCTTGCGCCGGTTGCGGGGCTTGGTGATCGTGGTGGCCAGGTTGTTCGATCCGCTGGCCGGTTCGGCAACCGGGCTACCGGCCTGGCTGGCGATCTGCGGCGGGGCACCGCTCGGTGGCTGCATGGCCAGTATGTGCTCGGTGATGCCGTCGATGTCCGTGCTGTCGAGGTCGGTAATGTCCTCCTCGGCCATCAGGCGCGCGTACGGTGACCCCGGGTCGGCTTCCAGCTTGGCGGCGACCTGTTCGGTGCGCACCACGCCAGCCTCGATGTATTTCGTGTCGGTGTCCGCTTCCTTGTTCTGGCGCTCGGCCTTCTCGGCGGGCGTTTCCTGCATCAGCGGCAACCACTCCCAACCGATCGTGTTATCTATTTCGCCGAACAGCGACAGCTGCGCCACCTGGATCACGTACAGGATGAACGGCAGAATGACGGCGTTGAGATAGCCGAGCGCGTAATCGTAGAACACGCGGATTTCGCCCGCGCTGCTGGCGTTCAAGCCTTCCGGCGACAGGCCGAGCAGGATGACGAGCGGGATGTGGGACACGGCGGCCATCTGTTCCTGCGACTGGCTTTGTAGCTCGGCCAGACCGGAGAGCGGCGTATTGACCTGGAAAAACTCCTCGGTTGCCATATCGAGGAACAGCAAGTTGCGGTTGTCGCGATAGGCGTTGATCAGCTGCGCACGCTTGGCCAGATCGGTCACGCCACCGGGCGCCAGCATCTGCGTCATGTCGGTACGCACGCCGGAGACGCTGAACTGTTTCACCGTGTCGCTGACGCTCTGACGCGTGCGCAGCCAGTTATCGACGTACGGCATCGCCAGCTGCGACATCGACACGCCGGCGAACGAGTAGGCCGGCTTGAGCATGTCGGCCACCGGGCGGCTCACCATCGTGTACAACCGCGTGGAATGGGCTTCCTGTCCAAGCATCCACCAGCTCGACGGCTTGTAAAAGTCCGGTTTGCTCGGGTCGATCGAGTTGTAGTTGTTCGGCGTCACCCAGTATGCCTCGACTGTGCGCAGCCCTTCCAGCGAACCTTTCTTGATCGTATAGGGCTTGAGCACCAGCGGCAGGTCGAGCTTTTTCTCGTCGTCTTTGAGCTTGATCAGCGCGTGTGCCCGACCGAACGCCTGGTCCTGCACGATCAGCGTGCGCACGACGCCGCGCAAGTCGATGCGCTTAAGCTCGGCCGTCAGCTCGATCAGTTTGTTGTCGTCAGCGCCGCCCGTGCTGGTGACCTTGCCCCATGCCCGCACGCATTCGTCAGCGAGGCGTTCGTGCATCGAACGGTACTCGGCCAGCTGGCCCAGCAGCGCGAGCGAGGGGAACCCCGGGAAGCCCGTTGCCTGCACAAACGACAGGGCGTTGCCGGCCATCAGGTTGTAATCCTGCGCATGCTCGGCCGCGGCGCGTTCGCCCTTGGCGTAGCGCTCGGGGTCCACCGTGTACTTTGCCGCGTTGGACAGACTCGGCGAGTCCGGTGTCACCGGCGCGTTGTCGAGCGCGTTCTGCACCATCTGCCGTTTCTGGTCCGCCGTCAGCGACGCGGATCGTGCGCGTATCGCAGCGACCGGCGTCACGTCTGGCCCCACGCGCGCACCGTCAGGCGTTTCCCGGATGTTCTGCGCCCGTAGGTAAGGGTTTTTAGACGGCATGGTGAAGGCTCCGTGTGGCGTTGTGTAGGCTATCACGCATTGGCGCGGTCCAGAATGTCTTTCGTGATCATGGCGGCGATCGGCGAACGGAGGAACAGCTGATGCAGGGCGATCGTCATCATGTCGACCGCGTCGTCGTTCTTGACATCGGGGAAGGTCGTAATCTCCGACACGACAGGCACGATACCGGGGCGCTCCAGCGGATCGGGCAGAAACACCTGCATGTTCTCCCACACCCACGACACGGCATGCG